AGATTGAGCCATCTCACTCTGTGCTTGACGAGCATATTGAGCCAAAGCCATAGCACCTTGTTGGTCTCCAGCTTGTGCCAACATCTGAGCACCCTTCATAATCGACTCAGGATTGTTCTGGTCAATCTGTTGGGCAATGGTGTTCCTAGTGCTTATTAGACGCAACTGAGGGTCTTCTGCACCCAAAGCACCACCAGCCACATCAGCAAGCCCTCTAGCACCCGCATAGATCAATGCCTGACCACGAGCCGCAGGGTCTAATTGAGCCAACCTCATGCCTTCGCTTAAAGCAGAAGTACGTTGTTGTTGACCATACATTTCAGGGGTTAGGCCAAATAAACCCTCAACTATAGTTGCCATGATTTATCCTTAATAAGTGTATCGTTGATTGAGTAGAGGAGCATCTACTGTAGTAGTAGTACCCAAGTAATTTGTTGGCAATTTAATACCTAATCCTCTAGCCATGTCAGCAGTATTTACATTCATTGGGCCTGTTGGCGCGGCTACACTTTCTGGGCCAACTACAGATGATACAAACTCACCTAGTTTATTTCCAATAGCTTTACCAGCCATGTCTATTCCAGTAGACAAAAGACCAGAAGAACCCAAAGCAGTCAATCCTGTAGCAAGAGGACTATTGGTAGCCGCTGCCCCTGTAGCCAATGCTACGCTTTGACCCGCACCCCGTAAACCTAATTCACCTGCTCTAGCACCTGCCGTAGAGACAAGATTACCCAAGTTAATACCAGTAGTTAATGGTTGTTGACCTGCACTCTCCAAGGCTTGAACTTGGTTCATGGCAGTCGTGTAAGGTGAATAAGCGGCTTGTTGACCACCATAGTATTGACCCATAGTAGAAGCACCAGTACCCAAGAGTCCCGCACCAAACAAGACGTTTTGTTGACCTTCTCGTTGAGCATTAGCCGCCAAGATAGCTTCTTGTTGCGCACGAGCATTAAACAAAGCCTGTAACTCAGGAGTTGTTGCTCCCAAAGTACCACCTTGAGCAACAGACAGACCTGCACGACCTTGTTGTTGAAGTTTGTTTTGCAGATTAGCCAACTCCAACTCTCTGCCTGGTTGCAACAAAGACATCTGGCTCTTCAGGTAGTCTGAGGCGACTTGTTCAGGAGATTGAGCCAAATACTTGTTACCAAGAGTAAACAAGCTCTGTGCGCCTGTTTGGAGGGGTTCAAAGGCTTTCTGAGCACCTTCTGCTTGTGTTATCCCAGACTCAGCTAACTTAACAAACCTATCTTGAGCCGCTTTAGCTTCAGGACTCAGTGTGTACCCTGCGCTTGTCAATTGACCCGTTTTAGGATCAAAAGCAAACTGTGAAGAACCAAACCTAGTTGTCATGCCAACAGGTCTAAACTGAGCCGCAGTTTTAGCCGCAGCAGTTTCTTCATCAATCTTCTTTTGGGCGGCTTGTGCGGCTTCCTTAGAAACCCTAGCTTGCTCTATACCAGCCGCAGTAGTTAAACCAGCACCAACGGCTTTTCCTATAACGCTTTCAGCTACTTTTGTTCCCGCAGCAGTTAGCAAACCTGTACCTGCTGCTGCACCTGCCGCACCAACACCAGTTGTTATACCGCCCAATGCCGTACCAAGTCCTGCTCCTGTTAAAGCATTAGTTCCTGCTAAACCTGCACCCGCAGTAAGACCTGCACCAGTTCCTGTCGCACCAAGACCCGCACCAGTAGTAGACAGACCAAGACCACCCGCACCTGCTGTTAAACCAGTTCCTGCTCCCATTCCAGTTACACCACCTGCCGCACCACCAGTAGTTGCAGGAGCTGCACTTGTTAGTAAACCTCCTGCGCCACCCGCACCAGCAGCCAAAGCACTACCAAGACTTGTAGCACCAGCAGTACCACCCGCACCACCAAGAGCTAGGTCATAAGCAGCCAGTTCAGCCGCAGTCATACCTGCTGTGCCAGCCGCAGTGCCTGCCGCACCACTAGCCACACCCGCAGTACCTAATAGACCACTGGCAACAGCACCGCCTACAGCAGCTAAAACTACAGGGTCTTTAAGCATATCTACAAGACCACCAGCAAAAGATAACTCTTTTTTAGTTTTAACTGTATTAACAAGGTCGCCAGTAGGACTGTAAATATTTACTGGTGTTCCAACAGGAGCTTTGTAGTTAACATCGCCATCAGATTTAGATGTTGTAAAAGTCTCAAGAGGGCCAATTTGCTCATCCATCCCAGAACCTGTTGTTCGGTACTGAGGAGCAATAACAGTATCTCCAAGCGTTACTGACATACCAGGAGCAACAGTTTCAGCCACACGAGCAGAAATTTGTCCCTCTGGTATACCAACAGTCTCTGCCATTTGAGCAGGAGAGATTTTATAGGTCTCCATAGCCGCAACGATGTCGGCATCACTCATGCCTGGATTAGCAAGCAAGAACTCTACAATTTGCTGATTCGTTACGGCCATTTTCTTTACTCCGATTCTAAGGACTCTTTGAGCATCTTAAAGAATGCTTCACGTCCAACTTGCATTTGATCTAAATTAAACCTAGTTGAGTCAAGTTTACGATCTAAGTCTGCAACATGATTAACCATCATTTGTTGCTCTTTAGTCATGTCTTCATACTTGTACTCAATACCATCTATCGTCACAGGGGTCTTTTCATTTTTTCCCATGATTTTCTCCTAATGTGCCACTAAATTCAGGTAGTGGCTTCCTGATAAATTAAGCAGTTGCCCAAGGCACACCCTGAGCCTGAACAGGATTCTTCTGCAAAGCAATATTAGCCGCCAGAGCATCTTCAGTGGCTTGCTTATCAACAGATTCCCAGACCCAATTCAATACTTCAGCTTCAGTAACTGAGGCATAAGGGATTGTTGGTGTTCCTGCTTGCCAAGATGCTGTAGAGTAAATGGAAGCCGTGTAGTCTCCATCAACCGCAGTTGCAGTCCAGTGAGCACAGTTTATGAAACCATCTGCGGTGAGATAGTCTGTCTGGGTAATTTTCCAAGTGGTAGTCATGATATTTTCCTTTTAAAGATTATGGGTGTGATGCTTTGTAGGCATCGAATTCTGCTTTGAGTTCTTGGATGGCTTTGACCAAAGTTGGAATCAATGTTTCATGGTTAATGTTTTTATACTCAATACCATCCGCACCAGCCTTTGATACTCCAACACATTCTGGAAATACAGTTTCAAACTCTTGGGCAATGAAACCAGCAACATTTTTCTTGTCTTGACCTTTTCCATCTTTCCAATCAAAACGTCTTGGTTGTAACGCCATGATTGCATCAAGACCAGTATCAATGTCACGCACATTTTCTTTGAGGCGTTGGTCAGAGATAGCAGAAATTACAATTGAAGTGGCAAATACAGTTCCACCCATACCAACATAAAAACGAAATGCTGAAGCTCCTGTTGAATAGATATGGTTTGTGCTAGTTGCGTCTGTAGTTGCTGAATTAGATAAATAGCTAATACCAGTTTGATTTACCTCAAATCCAACATTAGCGGCTCCTGATGATGTTTTCCCCACCAGCAAGTTACCGCTAGAGTCTATTCTGGCTCGTTCTGAGCCGCTTGAATAGAAAGTAGGAAAGTAATTAGTATAAGTTCCACCAATTCGGATTTCGCCTGTTGTGGAGTTACCTTTTAGCGACCCAACTTCAACGCCTCCTAATGACAAAGAATAGCCAGTTAATGAGCCTGCTGTCATGGCCGCATCCACTCGTCCAGTCGGACTTGTAGCCCCCACACCCAAATCACCTGCCGCTGTCAGAGTCATCGCCTGAGTAAAGGAGATAGCGTCTCCTGCTGTGCCTGATGCGGCTGTGTTCCAAGTATGAGTGCCAGTTGAGCCTTGAGCATAAAAAGTAGCGTTAGCAGTGTTTAAATATCTAAAATTAGTGCCGTCATAATAAGTATTTGAAGATAAAAAGAGTGAGCCTGCGCCTGATGATGCACCCCATAACGCAACTGTACTACCAACTTGCATTGCTTTAAACCCACTCCAAGCACTCGGAACAACGCCCAGACCTAAATTGCCTGATGCGTCGAGAGTGGCCTTTGTGCCACCTGTTGTACCAATTGCCAAAGAATCTGTGGAATGGTTATATTCAAAGAACCCACGATATTTTTCGTTTCCTGTAACTCCATCAGCAAAGTAAATTCCGCTGTAAGTAGCACTGCCTCCGTAAAGCGTAAGCACAGGGCTTCCAGACCCGCCACCAATAACAGTTTTTACTGTGCCCTCAAATAAACTAGGCGAACTTGTACCAATACCTACATTGATTCCACTAGCCGTATAAAGGCTTGTGGATGTGAGGCGCATGGCTTCTGTGCCACCAATTAAATGTCTAATTTGAGTTGAAGTAGCAGAGTTAATAATGGTTGCAAAACTACCATCAAATAAATAGCCAATCTCTCCATAAGATGCGCCAGCATTTCTAAATCCAATTCTTGAGCCAGTGCCAGAACCAGTACCACTATTGTCAAAATATGCGGGATAAGTTGTAGTTGCATTTGTACTTGCAGTTGCAACAAACGTAGACCCATCAAAAGTCAGCGCAGAGCCACTTGTCAGAACCTTTGAACCATTGAGATAGGTTACTCCGTTGGCTGTGCCTCCAGAGAGGGTTGGATTGCTTGTCAGGGTCAATCCAGTGCTTGCTAAACGCATCCATTCTGTGTGTGAAGCAGCAAGACCCGCCCATACGAAATCACCATAACCACTAGAATTCTGCACAACGCCAAACACGTTCTGCATATTTCCATTGTTTTTAAAGTAGATAGAGTTAAAGATTCCAGTAGCAGGGGTTGCACTATTCTGGAGAACAAAACCATTGGGATAGGTAGTGAAGTCTGTCGCAGAGTAAGTTGTATCTTTATTACGATTAGATGTGAGGTGAACACCGCTAAAAGATAGAACACTACCTGTAGTTATGTTTTTAGAAGCATCCAAATATAGTACGCCATCAACAGTTCCAGCACTAAGATTTACAGTGCTAGAAGCATTTATTGATGTGAAGTTACCATTGTTGGCTGTTGTAACCCCAACAAGTCCATTGATATTGATATTGGCAGTACCTGTCAAGTTGGTCACAACACCGCTTGATGGAGTACCTAAAGCACCACCATTAACAACCATAGCACCCGTATTAGGTGTATTGATAGCCAAAGCAGTTGCTACACCAGTACCAAGCCCTGAAATGCCAGTAGACAAAGGCAAACCAGTAGCGTTTGTCAAAGTGGCAGATGTAGGAGTTCCAAGAGCAGGAGTCACCAAAGTAGGACTATTGGCAAACACCAAAGCACCTGATCCTGTTTCATCAGTAACAGCACTAGCTAAATTAGCACTTGAAGGTGTACCCAAGAATGTAGTAATTCCACTACCTAAACTGGATAGACCTGTACCACCATTGGCAACAGGAAGAACTCCCGTGATGTCAGCAGTAGAAAGAGTTACGGCATCCCAAGTAGCATTCGTGCCATCAGTCTGAAGATACTTGTTTGCGTTGCTTGTTTGGCTTGGCAATAGGTTGTTTAGAGCACCTGCGGCTGTAGAAGCACCTGTACCACCATCAGCAACAGCTAAGTCTGTAATTCCAGTAATTGTTCCACCAGTAATTGCGGCAGCAGAGTTGTCTGTCTTTGTCGCAATTGCAGTAGCAATGTTGTTGTACTCAGTGTCAATCTCAGTACCCTTGACAATCTTTAGTGGATCACCAGTTGGGAGATTATCTTTAGTCGCAAAGTTGGTACTTTTTGTGTATTGGCTCATGTCATTCTCCGTTTTGCAAATATGCCACTAACATTTCCAACTCTTGTAAACTTGCATAACCTTTTATGCGATTTGCTTTCCAAGAGATTATTTGGATATTGTCTGGCGTGTAACCTTTTGTTGAATCTATGCGGTCAATACTAGGACTTGTTTCTCTAAAACCAGCAGTATTGAATTCTAATTTCATTCCAAAAATAGGGCAACATCCATCTTTGGGATAAATTTCTTTTACATCTTCAACAGTAATCGTATGCTCACGGTCTTTGTCTTTTGCTCGTTGCTTCGATGCGTTTATCAGCATTTGTAGGCGATAGTCAAAGTCCTTCCTACGATTTCGCTGATATGTTCGAGAGTATTCAAGACCTTGTTCGTAATTTTCAGCCCTACGTTTTGTTTGATAAGCTAAATCACAAGCTCTACATCTATATTGCAAACCATCAGGAGCAGCATTGTTTTTTGTAAAATCAGAAAGAGACTTTTCTTCCTTGCACCAACTGCACGATTTTGAAATTTTGACAACTTTTAAAAGTGCACTCACGATTTATCCTATCTTGCCGTTCTTAGTTAAAAGTTCAATCTTTTGAATTGATAACTGTGTTCCATTGATTGTTGTCTCATATCCAGTCTGAACAACCTTGCCAGCACCAGATGCACTTACATCTAAGGTCTTAATTAAAACCCCGTTAGAGTACTCTGAAATGTTGTATTCAGCAATACCATACTCGTACGTCCCTTGAGCAGGGATATACGCATTGCTTGACAGATAATTGGTAGCAAAATCAAAGCCCCACTTTATCGTTACAAACTGGTCTGAACCACCAATAACGATAACCTTAATGCGCTTCAAAATAGAAATTTGATTCACATTACCAAGGTCTGCATGGTTTGTGTAGTAAGCAAGTCGATAGTTAGATGTGCTATCTTGATAGCCACCATACTTACCAATAAAGCCAGTTTTACCAATAAGCAAATCACCATTGCGTAGTGAATACAAACAAGTAGGGGCTATATTATTCCATTGCGTTACACGGGAAGCACCATCAGGAAGTTGTGTCTTTGTGTCAAAACAGAACACTTGAGCCAATGCAGGTAGCGTAAGCAGATAAAACGCATTCTTCTCTGAGTAAACAGACTTCACAGCACTCAATGTTTCAACCGATAAAGCTGAAACTAAAGTAGAACGAATGTTCTTAGACAAGTCTCTAAGTGGTGCAGACTTCTCTTGAATAGTCCTCATCAAAGAACGAACACCTGAGTCTGACAAGAAAATAACGTCAGAACCAATACTCTGTATCGAATCTCTGGCAACACACCCAATAGAGCCTACTGTGTCGCTTAGAGACATCGTGGCAGGGGTTGTAGCACCTTGATAAACAAGAATCTGTCGTTTACCAAAGATAAACAAGAAATCATTGTGAGCTGCAAGACCCATTACTTCATCTGCACCATTAGGCCATACACGGGTCACATCTAGTGAACCTGTTGTACCACCAGCCCATACATGACCTGCAATCAGATCAGAAAAGAAAACAGTTGTCTTATTGCTTGTAGTGTTAGCCACCCACAAACGACCAAATGCTGAAATAGCAATGTTTGCTTGTGGAACAGTTGCCACATAGCCAGAACGCTCACTCACTCTGCGATACGTAGTTGTACTTACAGCAGGGTCAAAAATCAATGGATCGTGACCAGATTGAAAGAAGTAAGTAACTCCATTCAAAGTAGCACAATGCCAGTTACTAGCAGTAATCGTGGGAGCAGTCCCACCACCACCATAGGTCAACTCAGTTACAGCGTTAGAAGTTCCAAGTTTGAATAACTTGTTGTTCCCTGCAAACAGAACTGTCAGAGTGCCATCAATTTGGACTAACTCGTGGATGACAGTAACGTCATTAAATCCTAAGTTACCAGATGAAGGATTAACAAGCGTGTAACCTTTTCTAGCACCAATACGTCCGAACTGGTCAATCACACAGTTAGTTGCAACCAAAGCGAAGCCAGACGCCAAATCTAATGGCGAATCTTGAGTATTCAGGCCATAAAAGCCTGGTGCTGAAATGCTATCGCTTTGAAGTGGTGCAGCCATTACACCGCCACAAAGTTGTCTTCAGGATAACGAGTGCTTTCCAATGCAATAGCATCAGAGAGCATACCTTTGTATAAAACATAGGCATCTGAAGTTGTTGTGCCACCATCTTCGCCACGCTCCATCAAAGCACGAGCATAGGCATTCTGAGTAACCAAGTAGTCCAATACCTTGACTGAAGTGCCATCAGCAGACAGATTAGCCTGTGGGATGGTTAAATCAAACTTCAGTGTGTAGACACCATTGGGAACAGGAAAGAGGTCAATCTTTGTGTCGCCACTACCATCTACCCCGTTAAAGCAGAACTCGCTAGGAATGGACTGTGAAGGTGTGCCAAAGTTAAGTTTGCGGTTCATATCCGCAGTAGTTGTGTGATCTAAAGTTATAACACTGGTAGTGTTGATAGCGTCATTAACACGAAACTTCTGACCTGAACCCGTCAAAGAATATGAACTTGTGCCACTGGTAGTAGTAACTGTGACTGTCTGAGACAACACATTCCATGAATAAGCATCTTCAATCTGACGCTTTGCATCATTGACAAACTTGCCAATCAAAGCGGAATAGTTTGTTTCTGAGACTGTAGAAACATTAGTCTCACGTAAGCGGGTGAGAACATCATTAACAAGTTCTAAGTAGGTCATGTTCGTTGCGCTCCATTAACCTCAAATGTTGCAATAAAACTAAATGTACTAGCAGATTGCGTAGTAATTTGAATTCTATCGCCTTCTTCTAAAACGATATAAGCATTGCCATCAAACTGAAGGTATTGCTTTGAAGTAAAGTCGTAGTTAGTAAGAATATCCAAGGTAGTAGCCGAAC